CCTTGCTAAGCGTGGTTTGAAATATGATGAAAGCGCATTGCCTATCATCGATGAGTACACTGAAGCATGGTCATATTACTTGATTAAAGCATCAGTCAACTTAGCAAAAGAATTTGGTGCATGTCCTGCATGGAAAGAAACCAAGTACTCATTAGGTCTTACACCTAACCAAACATACAAGAAAGAAGTGGACGAGTTAGTACCACATCAAGAACGTATGGACTGGGAAGGTTTACGTAAAGACTTACAAACGTATGGTATTCGTAATTCAACATTGATGGCATTGATGCCAGCTGAAACATCAGCTCAAATCAGTAACTCGACAAATGGTATTGAAGCACCACGAGCATTAGTCTCCTTTAAGCAATCTAAAGACGGTGTCATGGCTCAGGTTGTTCCTGGTTACCATAAGCTAAAAAATCAATATGACTTACTGTGGGACCAAAAGTCTCCAGAAGGTTACCTAAAGATTTGTGCTGTATTGCAGAAGTATATCGATCAAGGCATCTCTGTTAATACATCATACAATCCAGAAAATTACGAAGATAACAAAGTGCCAATGTCAGAAATGATTAAGCATCTTGTTATGTTTTATAAGTATGGTGGTAAGCAACTGTATTACTTCAACACTCATGATGGTGCTGGCGAAATGCATGAGAAGGAATTCAAAGCAATTGAAGACCAACTTGCTCAACCGATTGATGGCGAAGACGACGACTGTGAGTCATGCAAGATCTAAAACAATTAGCTCTTAGTCGTTATGAAATATGTAAGGTCTGTCCTAAGAAGACAGACCTTCTTAAGATTGAAAAATGTAAAGCTTGTGGTTGTGTTCTTTTTTTAAAAATTATAGTTCCCAGTGAAAAGTGTCCCTTAGGAAAATGGTAAATGTCATCTGTATTTAAGTTAAAGAGTGTAAGTCATCTAGAGTCACCAATGTTTTTTGGCGAATCAGTAGATATTGCGCGTTACGATTCAGTTCGTTATCCGCAATTTGAAAAAATCACCGATAAACAATTGGGCTTCTTTTGGCGTCCAGAAGAAATGGACTTATCAAAAGATAGTAAAGACTTTGCTTCGCTTAATGAATTTGAACAACACATCTTTACATCCAATTTAAAGCGTCAAATCCTTTTAGACTCAGTGCAAGGTAGATCTCCTAACCTTGCATTTCTACCTATGGCGTCTGTGCCTGAACTTGAGGTGATGGTAGAAACATGGGCGTTCTTTGAAACAATTCATTCACGCTCATACACTCATATTATTCGTAACATCTATGCAAACCCCAGCAAGATTTTCGATGAAATTAAAACTATCCAGCCTATTCTTGATTGCGCTCATGATATTTCTGTATACTATGACGACTTTATTTCTTATAGTCGTTGGTATGAGTTACTTGGACTCGGTCAGCACACTGTCAATGGTGAAGTCATTACTATCGACCTTTATGAATTAAAGAAGAAGCTATTCCTTTGCTTGATGTCTGTATACATACTTGAAGGAATTCGCTTCTATGTTTCTTTTGCGTGTTCATGGGCTTTTGCTGAGCTCAAGAAGATGGAAGGTAATGCTAAGGTTATTAAGTTCATTGCACGAGATGAGAACACTCACCTTGCAGCAAGCACATCTATCATTAAGCATCTATTAAAGGACGATCCAGACTTTGCTCGTATTCGTCATGAGACTGAAGGCCAAGTTATTGATATGTTCAAAGGTGCTATTGAGCAAGAAAAAGAATGGGCACAGTACCTTTTCAAAGATGGCTCAATGATTGGTCTTAATGAACGACTATTAGGTAACTATGTTGAATGGATTGGTTCACGTCGTATGAGAGCATTAAGTTATGCTTGTCCATATAGTGTACCTCAATCAAATCCTTTGCCATGGACAGAGAAGTGGATCGGTGGAGGTAACGTTCAAGTTGCTCCACAAGAAACTGAAATCACAAGTTATATCACTGGTGGCGTTAAGCAAGACGTCTCAGCTGAAACTATGAAAGGACTATCACTATGATTATAGTGTACTCAAAGAATAATTGCCCTCATTGTGTTACTGCTAAAAGTTTGTTAGAACAAAACTTTGTAGAATTCACTGAGATTAATATTGAAACTAACGCAGCCGGACGAGACTATCTTTTAAATAAAGGTCTACGTTCATTACCACAAGTATTCGCAGGTGAAGAACTCATTGGCGGAGTTGATAAACTTAAAGTATGGTTAGAAATTAAAGACGAAACACTATGACAAAGAAGACTTACGAATGTAAATCATGTTCATGTGAAGCAACCATTGAGTTCAATTTTGATGAAGTAGGCGAAGAGCCATTGTATTGTCCATTTTGTGGAGACACATATATAGAAGAGGAACTAGACTTGGAATATCCTCATGACAACACAATGGACGATGAATGGTGAACCCTACGAATTAGGTGACCAGACATTTAAAGAAGTATACGGATTCGTATATTTAATCACTTGCCTTAAGACAGGCAAGTTGTACGTAGGTAAGAAACTATTTTGGTCTCAAAAGACTAAGACAGTTAAAGGCAAAAAGAAACGTACAAAAGTAGAGTCAGATTGGAAAGACTACTACGGATCAAACAAAGTACTTGCAGAAGAAGTACAAACAAATGGTGTAGAGAATTATAAACGTGAAATCCTACATCTATGTAAGACTAAAGGTGAGTGTAACTACCTTGAAGCCTATGAACAGTTTACCCGCAATGTGTTATTAGATGATAACTACTATAACGAGTGGATAATGTGTAAAATACATAAAGCTCACATCAAGGGTTTACAGCGAGCATAAAGTGTGTTATAATTAAACTATGATTATTATTGACTTCTCCCAAATCTCTATTGCTGCCTTCATGGCACAACCTGATGCTGAATTGTCTGAAGGCTTCCTTCGTCATTTGGTGTTGAACTCTATTCGCATGTACAATAAAAAGTATCGTGACGAATACGGTCAAGTTGTTATTGCCGTTGATGGTTCTAACTCTTGGCGCAAGCGTGTATTCCCACAATACAAAGCTCATCGTAAAAAGAATCGTGAAGCTTCCAGCATGGACTGGGAAAAGTTCTTTGAAATCCTGAACACTGTTCGTGAAGAAATCAAAGAAAACTTCCCATATAAGTTTGTACACCTTGAAGGTGTTGAAGCTGATGACGTGATTGCTACCCTTGTTGAGGAAACTCAAGAATTCGGTAAGGCTGAACCTGTTATGATTATCTCATCTGATAAAGATTTTATTCAATTACACAGGTTCAAAAATGTCAAACAGTTCTCACCTATCCAGAAGAAAATGGTTGCCGACCCTAACCCTAAGCTCTACTTGTTTGAGCATATTATTCGTGGCGATAAAGGTGATGGTATCCCTAACATTCTTTCTCCCGATAATGCTATTGTTGATAACATTCGACAAAGTCCAATCACTCAGAAAAAGTTAGATGCTTGGTTAGCCAATGCTGAAAAGCTTGAAGATGTTATGGACACTGAAACATATCGTAACTATCAACGTAACAAGCAAATCATTGATTTGTCCCTTATCCCTCAAGACATCAAGGACAACATTATAAATACATTTGAAAGTCATGTTGTTGCTCCACGCGCTCGCATCCTTGACTACTTAATTAAGAAGCGTTGTAGACTACTTGTTGAATCTGTAAGCGAATTTTAAAATATGGCAAATGTACACAAACGAATTTTAGTATCGGAAATTCTTGATCAAGTCGCAAAGGCTGAATCAAAGAAAGATAAAATTGAAATCCTACGTAAGTATAATTCTCTTGAGTTGAGAGACGTACTTAAAGGTGCATTTGACGATAGCATTCAATTCACTCTACCTAAAGGTGTACCACCTATCGACTCTGCTGAAAAGAAGAAGTACGATACAACACATCTGATTCACGAAACAAAGAAGTTCCGCTACTTTGTTAAAGGTGGTCCAGGCGATCAAATCAATCCAATTCGTAAAGAGAAAATGTTCATTGACATTCTTTATCGAATTAGCGATTCAGAAGTAGCTCTTGTATGTCACATGAAAGATAAAACTCTTGAAGGTGTCTATAAAGGTTTAACTAAAAAATTAGTCGCAGAAGCATTCCCAGGATTGCTTTCTAGATAAATAAACATATGATTAAAGATCTTAATCCAATCGCTATTTAACCAAAAGCTCGGTCATTGATGATCGGGCTTTTTTCGCTTCAAGGAGGTTCACTTACTTTTACTTTATTATGTTCTGTTAATATGTACAACATTTTCTCAAGGAGAACGAATGGTTCCTTACCAATTAGAAAAACTTAAAAAAGATTCCAAGGAGCTCGATCATTGTATAGCACGAATGAACAAGGAAGGA